ACCGTTGCCGACGTCGAATCTTTTCCGAGCAGCGAGCTTTCCAATTCAAAAGCCAAGACTTTCTCCGTTACAGCCGGCGCCAGCGAATACCTCGTGTGGGCCTCGCCGACACGCCTTGGGACCGTCACCTTCTTCGCCGGCGGGTTTGAAGGTGGATTTCTTCCGCCGGAAACGGTCTCCATCACCAACGCCAACGCCTATACGGAAAACTACTACGTGTACCGATCCGTCAACTCGAATCTCGGCACGGTAAATCTGGTGACCGAATGAGAAAGATTGCGCTTTTCCTGATCGGGTTATTTGGCTTGGCGATTCACGTAAGAGGGGCGGACGGCACGGTGTTGGTGATCGACAAGATCGCACCCAAAAACGGCGCTTTCGTGGGCGTCGTGGACTCGTCCCAAACCGTCAACAACGTCACCAATTTCAATGGCAATCTTTCCAGCGCCGACGACACCGTGCAAAAAGCCCTCGACACGCTGGACAACCTGAGTGTGTCGGGCGGTGGCGGCAGCGGAGTCTCCGCCTTGGCCGTCGCCACCGGAACGGCCAGCGGATTTGTGGGCACCATCTCCACTCCGACGGCTGTTATTAATTTCAATTCCAGCCAGTTCACGGGAACACTTGGCGCGAACGCGACCGCGTTTATTTCCATGAATCAGGTCTCGCTATCGAGCGGCGTCACGGGTTCGCTCCCCGCGGCCAGCGTCGCGGCGGGATCTTTGGGTGCCTCCGTATTGGCCTCGTCGTTCCCTATTTCCGGCGTCACTGCCGGGAGCTACATCAACACCAACCTGACCGTGAACGCTCAAGGAATTATCACGGCGGCAAGCAACGGGTCAGGGGGAAGCGGCGGGTCCTCGACGTTGGCGGTCGCCGATGATGGCGTCGTTGTTTCTAGCCCGACGGTGGCGATTGATGTTGTCGGTCTCGGCCTAGAGGCACACCTTTCCGGATCGACAACCGCTCAGCTCCGCTTGATTGCCGGCTCAACCCACTACATCCAAAACTCCTCAACGCTTCAATCCGGCGCGACGTTTCACGTCGCCGTCGGAACGGTGGCCGGTCCCTTCTACGTCACAGGCGCGGACGCGACATTCAACGTCAGTCAGCTTCGCATGACGGACGGACACGGAATGTATTGGGGCGATACGTCGGTCTACGGTTACGACGCAGCCGGCGGGTCCGGGCCTCGGGTTCGATTCGATATCAACGGATCGGAGCGGATTCGGGCGACGGCGTCCGGGCTCGTTGCTTCACGCGGCCAAATGATCGCGGACAACGACATCGACTCGACGCTTGAGGTTTACACCGACGGCGAGTTTTCTAGGCCCGGTATCAACGTCGTAACGGTCAACAGCAACACGAGCGAGGCGCCCGTTCTTCTCCTGGAAAACCAGGATGCCCCGCAAGACAACGGAACGGCCATCGGCTTCTATTCCACTGGAACGCAGCAAGGAATAATCGGCTTCTCTTGGGTTGGTGCGTCCACCAACACCGCGAAAATGCAGATCTATCTGCAAAGCGGGGGAAACTCGGTCCCTGTCATCAAAGCGCTTTCTTCTGGCGCCACCGGATACCCTTATTTCCTCGTCGGCGCTCCGCACATCCACAACCCAGGCGCGACTTTGCACGTGGCCTCTGACAACGGAGACGTGGATTCTGGAATACGGATCGAACGCGGGGCCGGAGATGCTCGCTACAACTTTTTTATCGATTCCTCGGGCAATCTGAAAATTCGAGAAGTGGACGTCACCGGATTTCCGATAACCATCGCCAAAGGCACGGGAAAGGCGACGTTCGCGAACACAATAACGGGGAGCCTGGGCGCGAGCGTGTCTACGTTCACGATTACGTCTCTTACGTCAAAGAATTGTCTCGGGACCGATAGCAGCGGAAATGTTCAAGAGGGATCGTGCGGCGGTGGCGGGAGCGGGACATCAACTCTTGAAGTGTTTTCCAATTTCGACGCCACCCGGTCCAGCCCAACCGCGTCAATCTCCGTCGGCGATTCGCTTAAACTTTCCGTCACCGGCTCAACCGCCGTCGTTGCCGTTGATTTCTCTTCCGTCACCTCGCGCTCGGACGTGATTCTCCTTCAAAACACCCTTCAAACAGGAGCAACGTTCTACGTTTCCAGTGGCGCGGTGAACGGGCTTTTGTCCGCTGGTTCGCTCAACGTGACCGCCGGCGTGGTCGACGTGGCGTCCGGCGGACTTTCTTTAACGGTAGGCGCCGACAGCGCGGCATCCACACGAACAAACAACACAACGAAACTCGGCCGGATCGCCGGCTATCACTACACCAACGCCGAAGAACCCGTCGGTATGGTTATCGCGTCCAACGATTCAACGGACAACGTGATAAGTGTCGGCGGTGGGAGCGCCCTTGTGAACGCGGCCACTGTCGTCCGGATGTACACAGCGGCCAACAGCACGACGACCACCGGATCGGAAAGGATGCGGATTACGTCTTCCGGGAATGTTGGCGTCAACACCACAAACCCGACGTCCCGGTTTGACGTGGTGGACGGCTCGGTAACGATTCGGGGAACCGCAGCCGCGCTCATCATTGCACCGCTCAACTGCTCAGGGAACGCGAACGGCGGTGCCTTGACCACCGACGCGAACGGATTGGTTTCTTGCTCGGACGATGATTCCGGCTCAGCGACCGACCCGCTTACCGTTTCAACTTTAACCATTGTTCGTCAGTTAAAGATTCCCGCGACCTCCACGCATACCGCCTCGTCCATCGGCCTCGTCGCGATCGATACGAATGCGATCTCGAACACCGGCGGCACAATGGTTTTTCACGATGGGACCAATCAATATTTCGTGGTCGCTACGACCGAAACGCCAACCGATGGTCAAGTCGTCCAGTACCGAAGCGCGAACGGTTTCGCGTCTTGGGAAAGCATCCTGAACGCTTCCAACACGATAACGCAGATTTTCCGACCCGAGACGGCGAAGCTACCCGGCACGAATCCCTGCATTATTTCCAATTCCACAACCTCCGTTTTCCCGATGCTTTTGTGCGATGCGTCGACCGACGAAAGCGCGACGTGGATCTCGGCCGCGAAACCCCTGGTTTACGGCTCCTCTCTCACGGCCTACGTCTTCTACACGATGGCAAGCGCGACCAGCGGCAACGTGGTTCTCGACTTCTCGGTGATGGCGGTCTCCGATGGAGATGCAGCCGACGTGGATACCGAAAGTTTTGCATCCGTTAACAGTGTCACGAAAGCGGTTCCGGGCACGGCGGGGCATTTGGACGTCGCCGTTATTCCGATCACGAACCACGACAGTCTGACCCTCGACGATTTGGCCGCCTGGAAAATCAATCGGGACGCAAACAACGGCTCGGACACAGCAACCGGCGATATTGAGATCCGAATGATCGTTATCGCTGAACCGGACATTGAGGGCGGAAGCGGCAGCGGCGGCGATTGCGGCGAGTGCGTAGGCGGCGGAGCAACGGAGCGCGATCTTTATCTTTCAGCCTCGGCGGGTCTGTGTCAATTAACGACCGGATGCGTCGATCCGGACCAATACCAGACGTTGACCACGAGCACGGCCTACGTGGCGGCGGGGTTTCTTTCGGGGACTACCAGCTTTTGGCAGAGCAGTTGGACGCTTCCGGATGACTATGAAGACGGCAGCACGTTTCAGGCAATTCTCGAATGGACCTCAACAGCGACCACTACTTCGACCACCTGGCATATCGACATGAAAGCCGTAAGCGACGACGACAGCCTCGACAGCGCATGGGGAACGGCGGTTTCCGTGGCCGATGCGACGACGGCCGTTGGGGATTTGATGAGAACGGCGACAACCGGAGCAATTACCGCCGCCGGATCACCCGTAAGCGGAGACCGACTTTTCGTTCGCGTGTATCGCGGGGATTCATCGGGAGACGCGCGGTTCGCAGGAATTCAACTGAAGTATCAACTCGACTAGGAGGACTCTATGCCAGCTACAGACGCACAGGTTCAGCAATACGTGAATGAACGTTTTCGAGTGAGAGCGGAACAGGCTCGCGCTCTTTATCTTGCAATCAAAGACGACAAGGCCGTGATCGACGATGTTTACGCGAACGTTTCGGCGGGTTCGCCCACGTGGACCGATTCCCGCCCCAACGACGCGCCACCTCACTTGCTCACGCCGAGCGATGTCCTCGCTTACAACACATTCATGGACATGTTCATCGCCTTCATCGAAGGGACGTTGACCAACGACAATAAGAACTCCGGCGCGGCTCAATGGCCGGTGATTCAGGACGCTTGCGTTAGATCCCTGTAAAGAATGAGTTACACCGAGTTTTACATACAGCCGAAAGGCGCAGCGGTCTTCACAGGCGAAGACCTGGATAATAAGGACTTGTTGCGGGCTGATTGGGACGACTTCGGATTCCTGTTCACTTCAATCGCCAACGCGCTCGCGGCTCATAGCGATTAACCATGGCTTACACCGAGTTCTACGTCCAGACCACAGGCAGCAACCTAAACGCCGGTTCGACAACTGCGAACGCGGCCTCTCTGACCTATGCGTCTGGGAATTGGGTTGCAGCGACGGGCGTATTCACGGTGGCCTCCGGCAATCCCACGAGCGACGGTGTTGCCGTGGGGGATTTCGCCTCAGTTTATGCCGACGGAGCGACGGCCACGGCGTTTGTTGGTCGAGTAACGGCCAGGGATGCAACGACGATTACCGTATCACTCACCGCCGTATCGGGAACCCCGCCAGCGGATGGAACGGGAAATCGAACGTTAAAAATCGGCGGTGCTTGGGCGGGACCTTCGGGCGCGGTTATTTTCCCGTTTGGTTTTGTGGTCGGAACAATGACAAATGCGGCGGGCGATCCAACGCGCGTCAACGTTAAGAATGGCGTTACCTATTCGTATAGCTCCGCGCTCACTTCGCCAAATCTTGGCGCATTGACCTGGCAGGGTTATACCAGCACGCCAGGTGACGGGGGCCGTGCCGTCTTTGACGTGAGCACAAACGCAATTACGGGAATGACCATCGCCGGATCGCGAAACGCCGTTATCGATTTCGAATTTACGAGTTCCGCCAGCAGCGGCACTCAACCGGGAATAAACGCGAGCGGGGACGCTCTGATTTTTCGCAACAAAGTTACCGGGTTTCGCGGGGCCGGGATTGCGGCCAGCGCACTCGCAGTTATTGGGGAGAACGAAATATCGGGGTGCAATACGGCCAACACGACCAATATTGGCGGTATCACGCTGAGCAGCGGGTCGCACGTGACTATTCTCCGCAACTACATCCATGACAACACCGGGAGCAATGCTTCCGGAATTGTGACATCGCCTACGGCGGATGCAACTGCCCAGATCATCGGCAATGTCATCAAATCAAACGGCCGCTTCGGAATCTTCCTACAAAATCGTTCGGGCGTTTACGTCATCATTGGAAACGATTTCTACAACAACACGCTCGACCACATACGGACATCGACCAGCACCAATGGCTCGCTTGTTTATATGGAGAACAACAACTTTATCGCCGGGGCTGCCTGGGGGATGTTACGCAGCGATGCTTTCACCGATCACCTTTTCTATCTGACGAATAACGGGTTTGGGAGCGGAACGGCGGCGAACTCCTCCGGAACAACCTCTGGCATTCCAACCGTCTTAGACAGCGTTCAATATCCCGCCGACGAGATGCCCTGGGTTTCACCGGCCACTGGGGACTTTCGAATCAAACTCGCTCAAGCCCGAAACGCGGGACGCGGCACGTTCCTCGGATTGACTAACGCCGCGGGTTATCCCGATATCGGGGCGGTCCAATCCAAGAAAACCAGAGCGTCGGGGGCGGTCAGTGCTTAGGTCCTTCCTCTTCCTATCGCTCCTTCTGCCGTCCTGTCCCCAAGTGGTCTCCGCCGCCATGCAATTCTCCGGCACGGGCGCGTCTTACGTTCATATCTCGACGGGAAAGGTGGGAAACTATTTCAACGGCGGAAATCCGGTTACGGTCGGTGCGTGGGTGAAATTGGAATCGACATCAACGGGTCGAATTTTGACCGTTTACCGCACCGGGTCAACCGTCGGGTTCTATATGGGGTTCAACGCGGGAAATTTGGAGTGCAGCATTACGGCTTGTGCCGGAGGGATCGCCTCCGTCGCGGCGCCGGCTCTGAACGAATGGCACCACGTCGCTTGCCGCGCGGACGAGAATTCAGAAACAACCCGGATCTACGTAGATGGAGTTGATAAAGGCGGAACGTTCCAAACCTGCCCCGGTAGCTGGGTTCAAGGGACGCCCACGGTCGGCGATTACATCGGATCGGCGGATGGCTCAACGAATCTTTTCAAGGGCCAGATGGACGACCTCCGGATCTATCGGAACGATCTCGGCGCTACTCGAATCGAAGCCTGGGCAAAATCGCGAATTCGGATGGGGACCCTTCCCAACGCGGTCGCCCACTATCCCATGGACGAGGCCGTTGACGGCACGGGATCAACCGCCGCCGATTCGGTGCTGGACCGCAGCGGAAACGGGATACATGGAAAACCGGGATCGGCGACGGAAGTTCTTTGGCGAAATTCGGAAATACCGTACCCATGAGAGCGATCAATGCCGACCGCGATTAAATTTGATGTTGAGACTGGATACGTTGAAGTCGCCTACATTTCCGTTCCGGAAATCGGACCCTACGAAGGGAAGCCGGGATTTTTGGTGTTTGACGAACACACGGACCCGACGGACGAATCGATCCGGGTTCTGGTTCGAGAAAACGGCGAGGGACGTCTGATCGTCAAAAACGGCGCGGTTGTCGTTATGAACGAATCCGAGAAAGCAGCGCGGGATGCTTACTGTGAAGCGGAATGATTTGAGGGAGGATTCATGGCAAACGAACTTTTTATCTTAGGGGCGGCGGATCGCACCGTTTATTTCCTGATTAAAAACCGCGCCGGCCTTTTTTGGAACGGAACCACGTTCGAAACCTACGCCACCGCGAACCGGGCTAACTACGACGTCGCGGCGACAGAATTGGGGACGAGCAGCGGGCTTTACGCGGCGGACTTCCCGGTGTTGATAACGACGGGGGGAACCTACGAAGGGCTCGCCTTCATCCAAGCCGGCGGATCGCCAGCGGAAGCGGATCTTAAACTCGGAGCGTGCAAAGTCGATTGGACCGGCACAGCTTCTGTTTCCGGTGGAACGGGGGCGATGACGGGCTCTGAGTGGCGCGATTACGTTCTCCGCCGGGGTTTCAAGCGAACCGACAAGGACACCGAGCTTTATGAGGCCACAACGGACGCGATCCAGGAAATGCGCCGGCGCTTCATGTTCGACGAGGCGGAAACCGAAGCGACCACGACCGATACGATTTCCGTCCTTGGGGATTTCAAGCTAACCGTTGAAAACGATTTGGGTCTTGTCCTCGGAGTGGTTCTTGAGGACGATGACACGGGAACTCCTCTTGATCGCGTAACCAAAGCGCAGTTCGATCAACTCTATTCCAGCATCAACGTCGAAAGCGACCGTGGATATCCGCGTCACTACTGCCTCTACGCGGGCCAGATCTATATCGGTCCCAGGCCCGACCAAACCTCCTACGCCTACCGGATAAGCTATTCGCGGCGCGCCGGAACGATCACCTCGTCAACAAGCGGCGTCCCGTTCACCAATCTTTACCGGGACGTTCTCAAAGACAACGTTCTCGGTCGCCTTTATACGGACTTGGAAGAGTGGGACAAGGCCAACTTTCACAAACAAGCGTTTGAAGATGGGTTTCTTTTGTCAACACGGCGCGAGCGCGTCAATTCCGGCGAACACTGTTTCAACGTTCGCCCCTATGGATGCTAAATGCCCCAAAAACTGAACATACCGCTACCGAGTAAAGGGCTCGTCGTTGACCGGCCCGGCGAGTACGTCGATTCTCGCTCGGCAACGGCAATCAAGAATATGGAGTTTAGCCGCTCCATCATTCAGAAGCGGCCCGGCACAACCGCCGTCGGTGATTCTTTGGGCGAGCGGATCATGCGGTATTTTGAGCTTCAAGTCGGAAACGAAACTCGGCTCATTCGCGTGGGCCTTACCAAAGTTCAAGAACTCAACAAATCAACAAACGTGTGGAGCGACGTTCATCACGCGGTTCTCACCGGATCGCAACAGGATATCGTTGATTTTGCGTTTCCGCTTTTGAGTGGCGAGAAGATCGCGGTTTTCACGAACGGGATTGATGCCATCCGGAAAATTGAAATCACCGGCAACACGGCGGTTTTGGGCGGAACCCCGCCCAAGGCGAGGTTTGTCCGGGCGTTCGGGCCTTATTTGGTTCTGGCGTACATTGTGGACGACGGCAGTGGTAACACGTTTTACAGTCGCGTTCAATGGTGCGATACGGGTCTTCCCGAGACGTGGAGCGGAGGAAACGCCAACTCGCAGGATCTCTTGGAAGATCCGGACGACATCACGGGGATGGGCGTCTTTGGAAGTTTTCTGACGATCCACAAAGCGAAATCAATCACGCTTGGGCAACTTGTAACGACTTCCGATGTTTTCCGGTTTGACCGTAAACCCACGGGCGTGGGCACGGTTTCCGGCGCCACCATTGAAAACATTCCTTCGGGCGAGCAGATCTTCCTGGCGACCGACGGACTGCATTTGTTCAACGGACTAACGGCGCCGCTGATTGATTCGCCCGTCCAAGACGAGTTACGCGAGCAAATGAACCCCGCCTATCTGTACAAAGCCCATGCCCTGTACGTTCAAGAGCGTGACGAATATTGGGTGGCCGTTCCGATCGGCTCCGAAACGGAACCATCGACGATTTACAAATACAACTGGCGAACCCGGCAGATCTACAAAGACGAGCGATCGCTTCAAACGGCCACGGGATTGTTTCGGAACATCAGCGGCGACACTTGGGACAGCCGAATCATTGCGTGGAACTCCGACATAACGCGGTGGAGTTCTTCGGAAAACTTGAGCCTGAACCCCGTGCCGATGTTCGGCGACTCGTCCGGAAATTCCACGAAAAGAACGCCGAACGCCAACAACGACGCCGGAACGGCGATCGATGGAATTTTCGACACGAAGGATTTTACGGCGGAGGATTTCGGGCTACCCGATATCGACCGGATGATGCGATGGAAGGGCCTAGAGGTTTGGGCCAAAGGGAGTTCCGTCAGCGTTTATTACTCGACGGATTCCGGCACGTCGTGGACTCTCGCCACCACGTTAACGCTCACGTCCGACTATCCCGACGACGATGCGCCGGCACCGGTTTATTTCGACATCGTGAAATCGAAGATCCGTTTCCGCTTCCGGAACAACACGGCGGGGGAATCCTTTACCTTGAAAAAGTACCAGATCGAAGCAACGCCGAGAGAGGCGCGAAAATGACGGCCTACAGTGGACCCAACCTTCCGGCGATTTTCACCGAGAATTTCGGGAAGCTCCGCGAGTTCGATAAGAACCTCGTCACTGAACTTTCGCGGTGGGACTCGATTCTTAAAGCGATTCTGGACAGAGGAGTTTCGTTCAGTGACAACGTCGACAGCGTTTCAATTTCGTTCACGTCTTCGGGGACGCCAGACGCGGAGAACACGGTCGCGCATACGCTCGGGAAAGCGCCAACGGGATTTTTGGTTTACGACATCAACAAAGGGGCTGTCGTGTATCGCGGATCAACCGCATGGACGGCGGCGAATATTTACCTCAAGGTGAACACGGCAACAACCGCCGTCAAAGCCTGGGTTTTCTAGGGAGGCTCTAAATGTCTTGGGATACAGCGGTACCAGCGGGATCAGATCTTATTTCTCAGGGTGACGACGTCATCCGGCAATTCAAAACCGACATTCAAACTGCTCTACGCGGAAACGCGACGGACGGAGACGAAGCGAAGTTCCCCGGATCGGACCCGGCGAATCCGGTCTTTCGATATCGCGGCCTTAAGGGAACGACGGGAGCGAGGCCGGCGGCGGGGCAATACGGCCTTTACATCAACACGACCACCAACACCTTGCAACGCGACAACGGTTCCGCGTGGCAAGACGTGGCCACTCTCATTCCTCAGAACACGATCATGGTTTTTGCGAACTCCTCGGTTCCTACCGGGTGGACGCTCGTCACATCTTTGGACGGAAAGATCATGCGAATTATCAACGGAGCGGGTGGAGGAACCGGGGGCTCCCATGATGTGAGTAGCGCGATTACTCTGGCTCATACTCACACGGTGGCCAGTCATACGCATGATCTGGGCAACCATACGCACTCCCTTACCAATCATCAACATCAGCTCGATTACACCTTAACTAACCTCCAAGATGATGGCTCCGGAGCGAATACCGTCATCGCTAACAACTCTGATGGAGCCGCTATCAGAACAAGAGTCGAGGCCGGAGGATCGACGGATTACCGAGTTCCGAAAATCCAGACGGCGAGCGACGGCGGTGGCGGGGCTTCGGGAGCCCCATCGTCCAATACATCAGGTTCTGCGGCTCCCGCCACAGACTCTTCATTAACGAATGTCTCGCTCGCCTACGTCAACGTCGTCCTGGGGTCAAAAGACTAATGGAACACGCTCAAAAACCGACAATTCAGGCCTGTTACATAAATGGCCAAACGTGCCGGAACGGGAAACGAGATGATTTTTCTGTCGATCCAATGACGGGGGAAAAGTTCTTTTGCAACAAGTGGGTGAAGCTCGTTTGTTCCGATCCACAAACGGGCCACCCGATTGATACGTGGTGCTGCAACGAGTTCGCAAAAGTGAAGCTCGGACTAGAGCAAGCGAACATGACGCGCCTGAACACGGCCTCGACGGACAAGGTAGCGACGGAAGTCGCCAAGCACCACGCAACTTTCTTAGGCGTTTTGAACAACGACGCACAACAACGGCTCCTGGATGCCGACCCGAGAATGCAACTCGAAAGTAAAAACGGACATACAGGAGCTTAAACCATGCCAGTACCTTACGCCGCCATCGCCGCCGCTGCGGCCCCTTCGATCGCCGGAGCCTTCGGAAAGAAAAAGAAAACCAAGCAACAGCCGCTCGTCCCTCCTCAAGTGCTTCATGCGATGGACCGGCTGAACGACTTTTCCCGAACCGGAACCTTTGGAGACTTCACCGCCGGCGCAGAGGTTCCGCTTGAGTATGGGGATTTCAACGCTTCGGACATTGAGCAACAGGGGTTGTCGAGCCTTCAGCAACTCCTCGGCTCAGGCGTTCCCGATCAATTTCGGGTCGGCGACGAAGCGCTCACCGGTCTTATCAATCAAAGACCGGAGGACATCAACGCGCAATTCGATCCGTTTCGCGCTCAGGTTCAAAGGCAGATCCGGGATTCCAATGACGCCCTAAAGAGAAGCGCCGGTTTCGCGGGAAATCTTTATTCCACCGATACCGTTAGACGCCTGGGCGATATCGAAGCGCGAGGAAACGAGACGTTGACGGCAGAACTCGCTCGGCTTACCAACGACGCGATGAACCGCCGAACCAACACGATTCTAAGCGCGGCGCCCCTCCTCTATGGTTCCGGGGAATCTCAAGAGGGTATTCGCTCGAACCGCATCGGCTCAGCGTTTCAATACGGCGGCCTCACGCGACAACTGAACGACCAAGCCCGGAAATCACGCGACGCGGAAATCTTGCGCCGGCGCCAGGAACTACAGCTTCCTATTCAGGCTTCGCAAACGGTCGCGGGATTCTCGCCGCCCTATGGCGTTCCGGAGATAGAGACGAGCCCGTTCGATGACATTCTCGGTCTCGTCGGTCAAATCGGCGGGAATTATCTGGGAAACGAATTGTCGATGCGCCAGTACGCGCGCCACTTCCCGCAAGCGAGGTAACACCATGGCCAGCGTTCAAGAACTTCTACTCGCCGCGGAAACGAAAAAGAGCCCTTTCATCAAGCTATTGGAAGGCGCGGCGCAGGGTTTCGGGCAAGCGCAACAGGGCGGATTGGACCGGACAATCAAGATGATTCAACTCGATCAGATGCGACAGGAAATGGCGCAACAAGCGGAGATGCAAAAAGAGATTCAAATGCAACTGTCCGCACAGCAAGAAAGCGCGACGCAGCGCGGACTTAAATCGGTAGCGGGAGCGCCCGCGGCGGTCCTGCCCACCCAGAAGCTGAAGCAGAAAATATCTCAGGACGAGAAAGGACGATACTCGCGGTCCTTCGAGATGGTGGAGCCAAAAGAACCCGCTTCGCTTGATGCCATCGTCGCCGGGAAGGTGGATCGCGGTGAAATGACGCTTGAGCAAGCCTACGCCTTGAAAAATAGATCGGAGGGCATTTCGCCGAGTCTCAATTATCAAATGCAAAAGGACGCCGAGAAAAGGGTGACGGAAGAAAAAGGCCGAGTTATTCCCGGATATCAAAGCACAGGCGAAGTGGTTGTCGACGACACGGAGGCCAAAAATCTCCGCTCAGGCGTCGCGGAATTCGAGACGTTCAAATCAGGCATATCCGAGTACAAGAATCTCATAAAAAAATATGGGACGACGGAGCCGACAGACAGGCGGGCTCAGGGCCAGTTAAGTGCTTACGCAAAGAACCTTCAATTAAGGGTCAAAAATTTGGCTCAGCTCGGCGTTTTGTCGGCGTCGGACATTCCGTTTATCGAAGAACAGCTGCCGGGACCGGGCGTTTTCAGGACGAAAGAAGGAATGCTCGGTGCGCTCGATACCGCTGAGAAGCTGATGACGACCTCGATCAACAAGAAATTGAAAACAAGCGGATACGTCGCCACTGAGCAAACGCCTCCTCTTAATAACAGCGATCTATCGAGCATGACCGACGAAGAGTTAAAGCGAATCGCTAACGGAGAACAATAATGGCCATTACTCCGGAACAGGCTAGGAGAGAACTAGCGAGACGGGAACTCGAGAGGAGAAAGGCCGCTAAGCCTTCTTCCATTCTATCGAAGGCCAACAACGTCGCGCTAAACGTCGCTCAGACGGGTATGGAAGCGCTGGCCGCTCCGTTCGAATTGGCCGGTGAAGCGATCCGCGCCCCACTTGAACAAGACGCGCCCCGGGCGCCTTCGATCCTTCAAAGGTTCGCCCCTAGCACGAAAACCGAGAGGCCGCCGGTTACGCCGTTTGAAGTGGGAAATCGATTGCTTAGAGCGGCTGCTGGTGGCGCTGCGGGGATTCCCTCGGGAACTCCTCTTGAATCGGCACGGGCGGCTTATCACGCGGATCGGGGAATTCTCGGGAATGTCGAAGACTTCGCCGCATCGGCATTGGTGGGAAGAATCTCTCCGAAAGTGGCCAACGCCCCAACAGAGGCGGCCATTGAAGGCATAGCAAGCGCCGCCGAAAAGGCAAAAAACGCCACTGGGTTTTTGGGAAAGAAAGCAATCCGCGCGGGACTAGGGCCGACCGAAGAAGCGCAAGCCGCGCTTTTCAATCGACCGCAAGCGGTTAAGAACGCCCCGAGCAAATTCGACGACTTGGCCGACGATTTTGCGACCACGCTGAACGGGCTTCAGAAGCGTGTCGAATCTCTGGATGACGAGGCTTGGGGATCTCTTCTTAAGCTCAAAGCGGAACCTCGCAGCAAGATAATTCAATTCCTGAAAGACACGAAATCCGAAATCAAGGTTAAGGGGGGCGGCGCCGTCGGAGATGCGGATCGTCGCGCCATAGCGACCCTCGACCGCCTCATTGATGACGTCAAAGCAATCAAGCAGCCCGGTTCGAATAAACAAACCGAACAAATGCTGGATCAGCAGCAAATCCGCCAAATAATTCTGGCCGCTCGACGAAACATAAATTGGCAGGACGATTCGGCTACCACCACGAACAACGCGATTAAAACTTTCCAGGGAAAGCTCGATTCTTACCTCAAAAAAGAAAATGACGAATACGAAAACATCATGAAACCACTCGCCGCTGCGACCGATGCGCTCGAATCGGCCGCGTCAAAGTTTCGGGTGGGGGCAAAACCAGGGAAAGGATTCGTGTCGTCCGATACCGCCGCCCAAAAACTGTCTTTGGTTGGAGGGGAGAAAAAACCAGAAACGAATCGAATCCTCGAAAACCTGAAACGAGAAACCGGCAGGGACTTTCAAGACGAGGCTCGGCTTACCCGATTTAAATCGGAATTTAAGCCGGGACGGCAGCAAACAGCGGGCTCTCGTCGAGCGGTGGCAGGAGGCGTGATTGGCGAGGCTGCCGGGAGAATGGTCGGCTTGCCTCCGGTTTTTGGAGGCGCGGCGGGAGCGGCGACGGGCGCGAGTCTTGATTACTACGGCGGATCGATCGCGGCGAAAATTATCGAAGCGCTATCTCAAGGGGGAACGAAAACAGGCGAGCTGATGAAAGCGGCCCGTCAGGGGGCGAAGCGGACGAATTTGGATTTACTGCTCGAACTGGCGCGGAAATATTCGCCGGCTATTTCCACCCTTCAGGGGGCTCGGTGAAGTATTTATCAACCATCATGAAAAGGCCAACCACAACGAGAACGGTGATTAAGCCAATCGTTAATTTTTTCCAATCGTCCGCTACCGTACTCAGAGAGGCCAATCCCAACGCCAGCGCTCCGTTCGTGCGTTCCCTGTTCGTGTACTTCTTTTCATGCGGGATCTTGATGGTTTTGAAATCGTCGTCGTTCATTTCTCTAGGGAAGGCTGGGTCCGTAATTTGGCGAGCTACAAGGGCTCAAGGGTTCGGCTCCCGGCAAATAATTTCCCGGTGGCGGCACCCACTCGGAACACTTTTTCATTTGTCCCGTCACGGGGTCGAGGTAAACAGCTTCGCCGTCCGAAATCGAGTTATGGCCTTTGCACGATGACAGCACAAGAAAAATGAGCGCGAGAACGGTTTTCATAGGGGAATCCTTAAAGAGACGTTGCGCGGAGGTACTTGGTCTGTGAGAGGTTGGGTGCGAAAGCGATGAGTATAGCAAGAAAGAGCTGCAAGACCGCCTCCTTTCGGAACGTAGGACGCGACATTAATCCAATCACCCAGAAAAGGCAAGCGTGAAGCACTCGGAAATTAACTGGCCGCGGTTGATCGAATTGGGACGGCGCCTGATCGGGAAACCCTACAACTTGGGGGCGGAAGTGAACCTTAAAGACCCCGACCCGGATCACATTAAAGCGATTGATTGCTCCGAACTCGTCGAATGGCTCTACGCCCAGATCGGAATTTCCGTTCCCGACGGCTCCTACAACCAGGCGAAAGTATGCCGAGAAATCAAGGAGGAACAGCTTTTGATTGGGGACCTCGGCTTCAAGTGGTTCCCTGATACCCATGCCATCCATCATGTCGGCGTTTTTCTTGGGGGGAACGATGTTTTGGAGGCGAAGGGGAAACAGTGGGGAACCAAAATAACGCCGATCTCTACCTACATGGCCTCCTCCCATTTCGCTCACTGGGGACGGCTTAAAGTCGTCGAGGACGCCTAGATGACCGAAGACCTCGACAAAAACTATCTGACGTCCCTCGACCGCCGCGTGAGCGAACACGATTCGAAACTCGCCGGTCTTCAGCGCGAGTACGAGCGGGAGACAACGCAACTGCGCCAGGAAATCAAAGAGGTTACGAACCGCGTGAACATGGGATTAAGCCCATCGGTGCAAAGCGTCATCCGAGAAAACGCCCAAAGCCAACTCTTGATTAAGGATCTCGAAAGGACGCTCGATAAGGCCATCAACGAAATGCGGAGTGTCGTTCGCGAGAGCGCGGAACTTACGAAATTGATGGTCAGCAATTTCGATGAGCACAAACTTGGGCCCGTGAAAGAAGAAGTCGGACTCATGAAAAAGACATTGATCTATGGGTTGGTCGGGGCGCTCTTGTGTTTCGCGGGACAGAAGGGAATCAACATTTTGTGGGACCGGGTGTTTGAGAAGCGCACGGTTGCGCCGGCGGCGCCGTGAAGTTTTTTCAACTGAGCTAATGACAGGAGACCATGGAACGAAAATGGGTGGTCGTGGCGTGCGGCGACATTCGCGGGTTCGGAGCTTGGACGTACCGGGCGGTGAACTCGCCGGAAGTGAAGGAGCCGTTCATTTCCCGGTTTTATCGGACGATGGAAAGCTACGTCCGGAGGCACACCGACTATCACTTTAAATATCTCGGGGACGGTTTCATGACGCTCCGAGAATTCACGGTGGAAGAGAGGCGAAATGGAGCGATTGCCAAATTCATCGGAACCCTTCTCAGAATTACAAACGGGGTCCGACAAGATATCGCCGAATGCGACTACCCATCCCCCGACGGGTTTCGAATCCGCTTCATGGATGGACACGCTTACAAGCTCATGGTTCTGGACCCGAACGATCCGGCACGAAAACGGACGATCCCGGAGTACGTGGAATATCCACTCAATACGGCCCAACGCTTATTGGAGGTAAACCCTGATGAGATCTGTCTTGCAACGGAGGGGATTGTTAAGAGGCTTCGGCGACACCGATCCGTTTTTCGGGTGCGGCCACTTGGGAAACCGTCCTGTTATCCGAAAGGTGTCAATCGAGAGGATGTCGACGGCCTTTGGGTTCTGGAATCTTTTAGGAAGGCTTTTCAGCGGAAAACTTCGCATCGGGATAACGGTCCCCTTGGGGACGTTTTCCGAACGAAACAAAAAAGAAAAAAGGAGCGGCCATGATAAAGAAACTGATCGTCACGCTGATCGGGAAAACGCTGGCGAAGAAAATAAAGCTCGTTGACGACACGGCGGAGACGGTCCCTCAACCGGGCCAGCCCTTAACCAAGGTCCCTTGGTACCAGAGCAAGGCCAAAATCTCCGCCATCCTTATGGTCGTCGTTATCGGCGTAAACAAACTTTCGCCCGTGTTCGGCCATCCGGTTGAAATCCCGAACGAGGTTTTCATGATTCTTGAAGCGCTCGGAATCTACGGCCTTCGGGACGCGATGAAAACACCGGGAGCCTAAGCGCACAACAGAACGATGAGATGTTTCGGGAACGGTACTTTCAAAAGACAAAGCTCCAAACGTGCCAATGCGATCATGATCGCTTGGAACATTTCCCGAATTACTCTCAGTGCCATTCTTGCTCGTGTGCGAAGTTCCGCCGTGTTTCTCGGAATAAGTACTTCGCGCAGAGAGCGGAGTATCAGGGGGGAACGTACCACTCCAAACGTGAGCGTGACTACGCCTTTGAACTGGATCTCCGTTTACGCGCGGGAGAAATCAAAGCAATCCGCCGGCAAGTCCCGATCCGGCTCGACGTAAACGGGTCGCATATCTGCAACTACGTTATCGACTTCGTCGTCGAGTACCCCGACGGAGTCGAAGAGTTTATCGAAGTGAAGGGTTTCGAAACGCAGGAATGGCGGTTTAAGTGGCGGGTTTTCGAGGCTCTTTATAAGGACCGGGCGAATACGCGGCTTTTGGTGGTGCGGTAAGAAGCTACGGCATTATTACCGGGAGCCCCTTCCGTCGTTTCTTTATCGGCGTGACGAGCTTCCTTTTTTGAATCACTTCTTCCTTACTAAACATGCGGAAATTTGGCGGCAAAATCTCAACCACCTTGATTAAGCCTTTCTTTACGTATTTGTCGAACGTCCTATTATCCACGCCCCAAATTTTCGCGGCCTCAGAGATGAAAATCTTGGTCAATGGTGTCTCCTGGTCGTACAGCCTACCTACCTCGTTCGCGATAACTAACACATTTTCTCCCTTGACAAGAATGTTGTACCTATGTTATACCATACACACGGTAGGGCTTCAACGGGGATTTAAAACCCCGGCCTTGAGAGTGAAAAGGTTGTTCTTGGAGAGGGAGCAGCCCGAGTAAACAGCGGGCCGGGGTTAATTTGAAAAAAGGAAAGGGAGGAAGTTATGGGATTGTTTGAAGGTTCGGCAGCGAATGCGGCGTACGACCGGTTTTTTGAATCCAACTCAGAGGATCATGATCCTTGCGAGTGCGAAGATTGTCATGGGGCGGGCTCACACGCGGTTGTTTTGGACTGGTACAGAAAGTGCCCCCATTGCGAAATCATCGCCATGGATCAGGTTCGGTTCACGGAAATCCACCCGACGTTCAACATGACAGATCTGGCGCGGGCGGAGAGTTGGGCAAAAGAGAATGGGTACAACTACGCTTCGGTACCCGAGCTAATGGCGGATGCATATCTCTCGCAAATAATTAAGCCATCGAAACGGCAGATTCTCAGCGTGCACTGCTGACAATTTTACCCCGACCTGCGGCTTGAAGCGGAAGCGGGCCCGTAAAAGGGGAGGCGGCGGCCAGCGAGGCGGGGTTCAATTTAAATGAGTGCGCCGTCACTTAAAAACGGCAAGGAGAGCAAAATGCTGAAAGCAATAAAGCCGGAAATAGTTAAGCCATCGAAACCGAAATTCCTGATATCAGGAAAGTCGGGCGTAGGGAAAACGCGGTTCGCCATCTCGTTCGAGAAGCCGTACTTCATTGACACGGAAGGCGGAGCGGTTCGCAAGCAGTACATGTCGAGCCTCATCAACTCGCAGGGAGGTTACTTCGGGAAAGAACAGGGGAGCCAAGACTTCAATATCGTCATCGAAGAAATAAAAACACTGGCGACTACGAAGCATGACTACAAGACGTTGGTTCTTGACTCGTTCTCGAAGCTATACAACATGGCTGCGGCAATAGCAGAGGGGGAAGTTGGCAGCGATTACGGTCGCGACAAGAAGGAAGCCAACAAGCCTACCCGTCAGCTTATGCGTTGGTTGGAGAAAATCGACATGAACGTGATTCTCGTCTGCCATCAGAAAGACAAATGGGAGCGAAAGGGGAAAGACATCGCTTGCGTCGGTACCACTTTCGATGGGTGGGACAAACTTGAATACGATCTTGATTTATGGATCGAGATTCAGAAGATGGGAACCGAGCGTTTCTTCACCGTGAAAAAGAGTCGCATCGATGCTTTTCCGGAAGGGCAGGAATTCCCGCTCGAATATAAAAAGTTCTGCGAGCTCTATGGTGAAGACGTGATTAATGCGCCGGTGAGTCCGCTGATTATGGCGACTCCGGCTCAAGTGGCGGAAATAAAGCGACTGATTGAAACGGTTCGCTTAGATGAGGAAATCATCAAAAAGTGGCTCGCAAAGGCGAACGTTGAAGACTTCGATGAGATGTCATCGGAACAGATCAATAAGTGCATCGCGTTCATTAAATCGAAGTTGAAAGACGTTGGGGAGGCCGCATGAGCTTCCGGCATGATTCAACAGGGATAAGCGCCGACACCGAGTTCGAGCTTCTTCCAGAGGACTGGTACGCATTTCGAATCCACGATGCTGAAGAACAAGAGTCGTCGAAGGGAAACGATATGATCCTCTGTAAGTGTCGGGTTATCAATAATCAAAAGTATAAGGACGCCGAGATATGGCACTACGTCACGTTCCTGCCGAAGGAAAACAAAGGCGCCGGGATTTCCGTTCAATTTCGGAAATGTATCGGTGTGGCCCATGGTGGGAATGACATCGTTGACGCTGAGGAGTGGAAGGGAAAAACATTTCTCGGTTTCGTCGTGCAAGATACTTACGAAGGAAAAACCAGGAACAAGATCGCGAAGGTTGCGCCACCATCGGGCCCGGAGAGTGCAGCCTCTCCCTCGCCGGCCGTAGATGAGGAGGTTCCCTTCTAAGCATAAAACCTGGCGCCGGGGGGTAAGTCCTCCGGCGCCAGGTTTTTCTGTTTCTCACTTACAAATCCCTTACCGTAAATTGTCTTTGCGTTTTACCCTTCCAGTGATTTAATCCGCGGCTTCAATCTGAGTCCCTCACAAACCTACCTTGAGGGGGCTTCGGATTTATGTTTCCCATCGACAAAGATTCACCGATTCAGTTGGAGCTTTTTTCGACTGGACCGTTTACGCTGCGTTGGCCCATGCCGGACGCATTGGCCTTTTTCTGGGCAAACTATTGGTGTTTCCTACCGAAAGCAAAAACCTCGAAAAAGCCGATGGCCCGTCTCGTCCAATTTTTCGCGGGCCGGTACGCCGACGAGATTTCAAAAACCGACGTCGAAGCTCTGCGCCGGCACCTGGCCTCCCTTGGGCTCAAAGCCAACACGATCAACACCCACCACGTTTTGCTGACGCGGTTTTTCAACAAGCTCGCGGAGTGGAAAGAGGGCGGTTCGTTCAATGGCCTGGATTTCTCAAAGATAACCCTCCCTTTGAAAAATCCAGGTTCTTTGGTTCCCAAGGTGGACGAGCGTCAATTCGCGCGAAAGGTCGCGTGGCCTAAGCGCCTTGTTTACAAACTCATAAATGTTGCGAACGTTTTGAATTTGCCTGAGGTCGCCGACGCGATTGAAATTCTTTACCTCTCGAAGCTCCGACCGGGCGACGTTTGGAATTTGAGCGAGCGGAACATTGATTTCGCGCACATGATCCTTTCGGGAATTCAGCACAAAACAATCACCTCGCGGATGCCTTCGGGAATTCCGTACATGATCGCGTTGACGCCGCGAATGGCGACGATCCTAAAAAGACGGCTCGCGGAGGGGGAACCTTTGTTTTCCAAGAAGCGCGTCGAGGCGGGATTCAAAATCGTTCGGAAAGCGGCGGGCGCCCGATTGGTTCAGATTCGCGACTTTCGGCCTTCGTCCGCAACGCTTCTGCTCGACAATGGAATTGATCCCGAAACGGTAAGCGAGAGCCTGGGCCATACGACCCCGCGAATGCTGCCGACCTACGCGCCGCGCTCGATTGTGCATCAGCGGAAGGCTCAGGCGGTCCTGGAAAAGGAAGAGACCGAGATTCTTTATTGACATCGTTACGCGCCCCATGTTAGAACCTCGGCCATGCGAGGAACAGGTTCATACAAAGCCGAGGCGAGACACGAACATCGCGTCGGTTTTTTTATCCCAATTAAAGCCCGTGCCGCCTGTTTCTCGCATGAATCAGTAGGCGCGGGCGATTTTATTCCAAGGCGGAGCGAGCCTATCCTTATTGTATAGGCGGGGAAGGCGTCCGACCTTGCCAAGGTCGAGACGAGGGTTCGATTCCCTTCACCCGCTTATTAATGTTCTTTTAATGGATAGGTTCGCTCCGCGAAAGCGAAGCGAACTTGAAGCAAGCACCTAACAAACATCTGGCCCCTTCATCCGCCTCATCATCGCTGACCCTACGCGGTGGTGGGGCGTTTTTTTATGCCCTTTGATTTCGTGGTCGGTGGCCCGCGCTCTTATTTCGCGGACGACAAAACTGCGACTTGCCACTACTGCTGCGGCAATGTTTTCTTTCGTCCTCATTCCCCGCTTCCCTTGATTGGATATTTGTGTTCGACGTGCGCCCGTACCGAGATGACGAAAACCGGTATTGAAGTTGTCACGACCACAGAAACACTCCGCGAGGTTGCTCAGTGGTTGCGGAGGAATTGATGGGCCCCCAATTTCACCCGTCGTCGGCTTTCGGTAGGGAGTCGGCGGCGGCCCAATTTTGTCCAGGTGGGATTTAATGGCCTGGATAAAAGTCGATCCCATCGAAGTAAAGAAGCATCCGAAGTTTCACGCCTTCAAGAAAAAGCTCGGCTGGGAATCTCACCAAGCCTTCGGCTTTCTCGGCGCCTTATGGGGAGAAGTGGCCAATACCGAAGCGAACGAATCCGGCGACATAAGCGATTGGACGCCGGATTACCTTGCTGATCGGATTGGTGTCAGACATGACCCCGATAGCCTGTGGGAAGCGCTTGTGCCTGGTTACATCGAGGTCCGACCAAACGAACGGTTTTTTGTTCGGGACTGGTTGGAGCTCGCCGGGGATTTTCTCCGAGAAAAATGGCGAGGTCGCAAAGGTGGACACGAACACCTCACCCAAATCTGGGCTAATTACGGCCGGATCTATGGGCGAAAACTGTCCTCCGAAAGCGATCCTACTGAGGATTCTCCGGGGCGCCCCGATACGCCCACTGATGATCAACAGAAAACCCACAGTGATTTCACTGTGGGTGAGAAAGACGCAAAAAACCGCACAATTCCCACCCCGGAAAAATTCCCCCCCGGTTATCCCGTCTTACCCCCCAGAGAGGACTTAAAGGCATCTATCCCCTTCGGGAGCGAAGAATCGCCGCCGGATAAACCCGTTGCGGCTGTCTCGATTCTGCAAAGAGAATTCCTGGCCGGCTTAAAAGCCAGGTTGGAAGAAGACGGCGAGGCCCCGGTTGATTTTAATTACGGGAAAGCCGGCAGCGTCTTCAAGAAAATTCTCGATTGCGGCTACGGAGTCCAAGACATCGTCTCCCGTTTCGGGTCGTGGTTCAAATCTACCGATCCGCATATCGTCAAACATTCGTACAGCGTCACGCTTCTTCCGCGTTACTTCAACACCCTCAAAGACGGACCAATCTCTAACCAGGGGCCCTCCAATGGAATCAAAACCTACCAAGATGGATACGCCACAGCCGGACGAGAACACGAAATTCCCTGTTAAGCCGCACGAGTACGAGCGCGTCATGAACGAAAAGCGCGAGCGTGAAAGGCGGAAGGGGGAGATTGAGCGGCGGGAAAAC